AGTCAAAATTTAAATTCAGTAGCAAATAGAGAGTATTATTTTGATCCAAAAGAATCTTTAGGTATTGGAACGGTAGGATTGTTAACTACTTTCTCAAATCCTGGTTCTGGAGTTACCTCATTAACGATTCCATCAAGATCAATTTACCTAAAAAATCACAATATAGAATCTGGAACTTTAGTAGTTTATAATTCGAATGGTGGAGATACAATTTCAGTTTCTACAGATGGGACAAGTTCTTTCACTTTAACTAATGGAGACCGTTTTTATACAACAAAAATAACAGAAGATTTTGTCGGATTATCTACCGAAAGAATTGGAATTAGTACTACTGGAGAGTATTTAAACTCTGACGGAACAATTGGACTATTGTATTTCAATGGGATTGGTACAAGCACATATCACAGTATAAAAACATTATACAATAACACATTAAAAGCAAATATAACTAAAAATTCCGCTTTAGTTTCTACAGCAACTACTCACAATTTGTCTTTAAATGATACTGTTTATGTTGATGTTTCTTCCGGACTATCCACATCATATAAAGTAAAGTATAACGATTACTATAGAAGACTTATTGTTGGTCAAGTTGAGTTTTTATCATCTGATGTAGATCAAAACAATAGTACCATCAGAATTCCTGCACACAATTTTAAAAATGGACAAAAAATAATCTTCAATTCTTCTTCTAATTATCCAGATTTGGTTGATAATGAAATATATTATATTTCAGTGTACGATAGAAATAGAATAAGATTATCAAGATCAAAATATGATTCAAATAAAAAAATACCAAATTTCATTGGCATTACAACTACTATATTAGATGGATCAATATCTCCAATAAATTTACCTCTCAGTATTGTAAGAAATAAAAAGATAGTTTTTGATGTATCTGACGAATCTCTTTCTATAGAATCAAATTCTAAAAGAATACCCTCATTTGATATAAATTTCTATAAAGACTTTAATTTATCCGAAAGATTATTCATAGTAGATTCTCAAGGAATATCTAAAATAGTTAAAACTGGAACTGTTGGAGTAGATTCAACTGCAAAGATAGAGTTATTAATAGATTCATCTTTTCCAGATATTTTTTACTATTCTTTGGAACCAATTCAAAGAAAAACCAATACTAATATAAAGAAGGAATATAAAATTGATAATGAAGTAGATTTTAGAAATTCCATTTTATTGCAAAATAGTAAATTTTCCGGAACTCACAAAATTTCTGGAGTAGGAACTGATACCTTTAATTATACTATAGGATTTACTAATGAAATAGAAACTTATAATCAATCAAATTCATCTTTATCCTACGACACAAACTCAAAATCAGAAAAAGGAATTATTAGATCCTTTAAATCTTTATCTAAAGGTTATGGTTATAATAGTTTTCCATCAATATCTTCCGTATTTTCTGAAAGTGGATCTGGAGCAATATTGGTTCCAAATTCGAATAAAATTGGAAAAATTAAAAGTTTAGAATTGCAAGATATTGGTTATGATTACAGTATAGATTCTACAATCAGACCTAGAGTAAAATTTCCTACTGTATTAAGAGTAGAACCTCTATCAAAAATAAACTTTATAGGAATTTCATCTATTGGTTTATATTATAATACTGAACCAACATTAGTAGTTTTGGATGGATTTACTAATCAAGTTGTCAATGACTTGGTTTTGGATTTTGATCAAAAAAATTATACTATAAAAATAATAAAAAATTCCAAAGGATTCTATAATGTAACTCCAAGAATAATTCCAGTACAGAACACAAATGGAGTTGGAATTTCTTCAATATCATATAACAATTCTAACAAAGAAGTTACTGTAACATTTAATAGAGAATTTCCTACAGAAAATGAATTTCCATTTAATTTAAATGATAAAATTTTAATAGAAGGAATTTCTATATTAGAATCTTCAGGTATTGGATATAATTCTAAAAATTACAATTATCAACTATTTACAGTAAAGGAAATAAGTTCTGCGGGACCAAATCCAACATTAAAATATTCTTTAGAAAATTACCTTACAGGATCTCAAATTCCAGGTACATTCGACTCAGAGAATTCTTCGGGTTCTATTATTCCGGAAAAATATTTCCCTATTTTTGATGTAGAATTAATTAAAAATTCTTTTAGTAAAGGTGAAATTGTAAAATATGGAAATAAAACTGGAAAAGTTTTAAATTGGGATTCTAATAATGAGATATTAAAGATAGAAACTGCATACCCAATAAAAGATGAAACGATAATAGAGGGATTTTCTTCAGGAACAAAAGGAACTATCAAAGAAAATTTATCCTATGAAGATTATTATACTATTAAATCTTCTTCTATAGTCAAAAATGGTTGGAAAGATAGTGTTGGTTTCTTAAATAATTCTTTGCAAAGAATTGCTGATAATGATTATTATCAATATTTCTCATATTCTGTAAAATCTGAAGTTCCGATAGAAGATTGGAAAAACGCTGTAAATGATTTAAACCACACCGTAGGATTCAAGAATTTTGGTGATTTGCAAGTTGTTTCTTCCACACAGGAATTTAGCGGAATAACCACAAGTCAACAGAGAGAATCTATTGACATAAGTATAGACTTAAATAGTGAGGTGGATATAAATTGTACATTTGACTATGATCTTGTGAGAGAAAATTCTTTTTACATTGATAATGTTTTATCGTCAGATGAAATATTTTTTGATTCTAGAATTATACAAGATTATTCAGAATCGGTAGGAAATAGAGTTTTGCTCATAGATGATATAAGTGACCAATTTAATACTAGCTTACCATCAACTTTCGTAACCTCATTCAATATTTAAAGTAAAATGGCAACAAAAATAAGATCTCAAAAGTTATTTTTAAACGTATTGGATAATAGATTTGGTGATAGAAAGCAAATATCTATTCTTTCTTTATTAACTAATGGAAGTCAAATATTTTCCAATAATTATGCCAAAGTTTTTACTCAAGATGAGATTGGATCTTTTGATATTGTAAATTCTGGTGGAACAAATAACCTACAATTTTTTCCGATAGATGGAAGAATAAATGAGTACAATTATAGTTTTTTCTCATATGAAACAAAACAATTAATTACGGATACAGATTCTTATAATTTGGGCGATATTGTAAGTATTGGATCTTCAAATAAAACTTTTAGTTCTGGAAATCCACAAACAATTTCTCAAATCTCTACAGATTTTACATCATCGAAAATATTAGTAGAATTGTCTACATCAAATAATTTTTATGAGTATACAGAATTTAATATAGTAGTCAATTCTGATAATGAGATTTTATTAGCAGATTATGGAACAATTTGCTTTGATAATGATTCGTCAATTTCCGGTCTTGGCACATATGATGTTTATGTTTCTGGTTCTAAAATTAATTTAGACTTTTATCCCGACGATTCTTCTTTAGGAAATGTTTCCGCAAATGTAATTAATGTTTCATTTGCAAATACAAATTTCAGTCAAGAAGGATCATTAAATCTTAGATCTGGAAATATAGAGTCCAAAAAAACATCAATAATAGCAAGTCCATCACCTTCTCCAACCATAGTATCTTCTTATGACTCAAATTATCAATCTTCATATGTAGTAGCTCAAGTTACTGATTTAGATTCTGGAAATATTCAATTTTCAGAATTAATTGTAATAAATGATAGTGGAGAAACTTACTTTATAGAATATGGGAATGTAGAAACTCAAAATTCTTTAGGGTCATTTAGTACAAATTTATCATCAACTACAGACATTTTATTTACTCCAAATCCAAATACAAATGTAGAAGTTGTAATATATCAAAATAAGTTAACTTACTTCGAATTTACTAATTTTTCTCCATCTTTAAATTTAAAAAATGTAGAATTAAAAACGGGAGTTTCCGTATTTGGCAGTCAAGATAGGACTGAATTTGACTTAAAATATAAAGGAGATTTTATATTTGAAAAATTGTTTAATGGAAGTCTATCTTCAGTAGTTGATATAGATGAAAATTATATAACAATACCAAATCACTTTTTTGTTACCGGTGAACAAGTAAATTATAGATCTCAACAATTAGATCATGATTCTACAGACAATTCTATTGGTATAGCAAACACAGTTATAACTGGAGTTGGTTTAACCAATAAACTCTCTGGAGAACTTTATATTTACAAGGTTGATGAAACTAGAATTAAATTTGCATCATCTGCTCAAAATGCATTATCTGCACAACCAAATCTAATAGATATTACCTCAGTTGGTATAGGAATAACTCATTACATAACATCAACAAAACAAGATAGAAAATGTATAATAGCGATTGATAATGTAATACAATCTCCTATTTTAGTAAGTTCATCAACTTCAAGTATTTTACAAAATAATATAGACAATGGTTCAGATAATATTTTAATATTCTCTGGAATTTCATCATTTTCTTCTGGCAACTTAATTAAAATTGATGATGAAATACTAAAAATAAATTCTATAGGAATTGGAAATTCTGTTGACGTTGATAGAGGAGTTCTTGGCACTGGAATATCATCTCACCTATCAAATTCCATAATAAGAAAAGTTGAGGGAAATTATAATATAATTGGAAGTAAAATTTATTTTGCTTCTCCTCCATATGGAGAGACAAAAGGAGATCCAAATGAATTTGGAAGTGTAATTACAGAAAATACTATAAAATCTTCTTTTCATGGTAGAGTTTTTGTACGTTCAGGAATTCCTGATGGCAATTCTGAAACCTATGATAGAAATTATCTATTTGATGATATATCAAGTTCATTTAATGCTGTAAATAAAGATTTTGTTTTAAAGTCTAATCAACAAAATGTATTTGGAATTTCTACAGATAGATCTATAACATTAATTAATAATGTTTTACAAATTCCCGATGATGATTTCACTCTTACGGAAAATTTAGCGGGAACAGAAATAAGTTTTACAGGAACAGCAACATCAGTATCTTATGATCCAAATAATGCATCAGTTCCTAGAGGTGGAATACCAATTTCAATAGGATCAAGTAATGGACTTGGTTATCAACCTCTAGTCTCTGCTGGAGGAACTGCAATAGTCTCCATTTCGGGAACAATATCAGCAATAAGTATTGGAAATAGTGGTTCTGGGTATAGATCAGGAATACAAACAAATGTAAGAGTTGGTGTACAAACTTACAGTTCAGGTATTCCAAATATAGAATTTATAGGAAATGCTATTGTTTCCAATGGAAATATAGTTTCTGTGAATATTACTAATCCCGGATCTGGATATGACCAATCAAATCCACCAGATGTAGTTTTTGATTCACCACTTTCATATTCAGACATTCCACTAATTTATTCTCCAAGTTATTCTTCGGGTGTTGGAACTGAAGCAAAAATAGATATAGTTGTTGGGCAAGGATCTAGTGTCGTAAGTTTTGAAATAAAAAATTATGGTTACTCATATATTCCAGGAGAAATATTGACAGTAGAAACTGGAGGATCTACAGGAATACCTTTAGACCCATCAAAATCTTTTGAAGAGTTTTCTATAATAATTGATAAGGTTACAAAAGATAATTTTTCGGGTTGGTTTGTTGGAAACTTAAAATTATTGGACGATTTTAGTTTTAGATTTGATGGATCAAGAAAGACATTTACATTAAGGGATGATGGAAACATATTCTCCATTATCGCAAAAAAAGGTTCCAACATTGATGTAAAAGCAACTATCTTAGTGATTTTAAATGATGTGATACAAATTCCGGACGAAGCTTACATATTTAATGGTGGAAGTAATATAACATTTACCGAAGCACCAAAAGAAGGTGATGAATGTAAAATATTATTCTACAGAGGAACAGAAGGAATTGATGTTATTGATGTTGATATAGAAGAAACTATAAAGGTTGGAGATATTCTTAATATTGATAGTGAAGATTCTAATACAGATCAAAAAAATAGAATAGTTAATGTTATTACTTCACCAACTTCAGTAGACACTAATTTATATTCTTCTGTTGGAGTTTCTTCCGATTTAGATCTTTTAAGACCAATAACTTGGTGCAAACAAAGAAATGATATTAGAGTTAATAGCGCAGATGTAACAAAAGATAGAATAGAGTATGAACCAAAAATTAATCCTGTGGGCAATCTAATAAAAGGTGTTGGAATAGGAAGCACTATGATATTCGTAGATTCCTTAAAATCTTTCTTTGACTATAAAAATGAAAATGCTTCAGATTCTTACACAAATAAAATCGAAATTGTGGATGGAAAAGAAAACATTGTAGCAATTTCAACTGCTTTGGTTTCTTTTGCTGGTACAATATCATCGATAAACATAACTAACAATGGACTTGGATATGATTTCATACCCGAAGTATCAATTACAAGTCCAATAGGAATAGGATCTACAGGAAAGGCAACTGCAACAGCATCCGTTTCTTCTGGAGTTGTTACCTCAATACAAATAGTAAATCCTGGATTTGGTTATACAAATTCTTCTCCGCCACTTGTAATTATAGAATCTCCAAAGGTTAAGAAGGAACAGATTAATAATGTTACATATAGTGGAGATTATGGAATCATCACTGGAGTTTCTACTATTTCTGTTGGATATGCTCAAACTGGAATAGTATTTGATTTATTAATTCCAAGAGATTCACCACTTAGAAATTCGGCGTTTACGAACCCAATAGTAACTGAAAGTGGCATACAAGAATCGTATTATCTTAATGTTTTTAATACAAATATTGGAAATGGACTAGTTTCTTTAGATAGTAATGGATCTACCATAAGTGTTGGAACAAAATTTATGGACAACGTTTATCAAGTTGCTTCAGTTTCTATTGTGCCGGTCACTGGTGTGTATGGATATGAGAATTTTGTTACAGTAAATGTTGCAAGAGTTGTGGTTAGTGTTCAAGATTATAATCTTTTAAGTGATATGGGAAGCAATAGATTCTTTGGGGAATTTAGTTGGGGATTAATCGAAACAAACTCTAGACCACAGGAGAGGGAATTTGTAGTTGGAACAAGTTATCAAAATTCTGGATTAACTACTGCACCAATTGTAAGGAGAACGAATCCTTTAAAATTTAATTCTTATACAATTATATAATAAATAGTTCTAAAATTTTAAGATAAATGTCAGCAATTATAACTGATCAATTTAGAATACTAAATTCTAGCAATTTAGTATCTTCTATTGGTTCTTCTTTATTTTCTTATTATAGTTTTGTTGGACTAACAAATGCTTCCGAATACAAATCAGATTGGGATTCTTCTCCCCAACCACCGATAGATTCTTTTGATTATCAAAATGATATTTGGGATACTATTATTGGATTGAAAAAAATTAATTCCGGTGATGTTAGGCAAGTAATTAGAAAAATTACTTGGACATCTGGAACTACTTATGACATGTATAGAAATGATGTAAGTAGGGATAAAAGATCAGTACCATCAAATCAGTCTAGCATTTATTCTGCAAATTATTATGTCGTAAATAGTGATTTTAATGTTTACATTTGTCTTTATAATGGAATAGATCCAGAAAATACGGAGGGTAGACCATCTTTAGACGAACCTACATTCACTGATCTTGAACCAAGATCAGCAGGTACTAGTGGAGATGGTTACATTTGGAAATACTTATACACAATAAAGCCTAGCGATGTTGTAAAGTTTGAGTCTTTAAATTATATACCAGTCCCTGCAGATTGGAATGATGATCAATATTCTTTGGTTAGAAACAATGCAGACACAAGTGGACAATTGAAGATTGTTACTGTAACAAATAGAGGTAGTGGGTTAACTCAAGGAACATATACTAATATTGATATAATTGGAGATGGAAGTGGTGCAAAGGCATCGGTCGTTGTTGGTGAAGATTCTACAGTAGAATCTGTAAATGTAACTTTAGGTGGATCTGGATATACTTTTGGAAAGTTAGACCTTGCTTCTGGAGGATTACTTTTAAATTCAGGTTCAGTTGCTCCAAAATTTAATGTAATAATTCCTCCTCCCGGAGGTCATGGAAAAGATATCTATAAAGAACTTGGATCTTACAATTTGTTGTTGTATTCGAGAATAGAAAATGATATTGAGAATCCAGATTTTGTTAGTGGAAATAAAGTTGCTAGAGTTGGGATAATAAAAAATCCAAAAAAATTCCAAACAAACGAATTGTTGTCTGATAGCATCGTAAGTGGTGTGTATGCATTAAAATTGACAGGAATTACAAATCCTAATGACTATCAAAATGCAACTTTTGCAGATAATGCAGAAATTATACAAACAATAGGTGCTGGTATTACTGCAGTCGGTAAGGTTGTATATTATGACAATAAAACTGGAGTGTTAAAATATTGGCAAGATAGATCTTTAGTTGGTTTTAATACTGGAACTTCAGATTTATCTACACAAATTCCAGCATATGGATATAAACTCAATAGGTTTACTTCATCACCAACTGTAGACGGATCTTTGGTTATCGAAGGTGGGAGTATAAATCTCCAAATAGATTCTAATTTTAATGGTATTACTACTACCATAAATAATACGACAACGTATAATCTAGGACAAAACTTTGATTCGGGTTTGTCAAATCCAGAAGTAGAAAAATATTCTGGAGAAATAATTTATATTGATAATAGACCATCTGTTATCAGATCTACGAATCAAAAAGAAGATATTAAGGTTATTTTACAATTTTAAGTAAAAAATCATGCCACAGGAAACTAACTTAAACGTATATCCATATTTTGACGATTATGGTGCGAAAGATTTTCATAAAGTATTGTTTAAACCAGGTTATCCTGTTCAAGCAAGAGAACTGACGACTTTGCAGTCAATACTGCAAAGTCAACTAGAAAGATTTGGATCTAGTATTTTTACCGATGGTTCTAGAGTTCTTGGTGGACAATTAACATATATCAACAATCTAGATTACGTAATATTAGAAGATCAATATTTTGGAGTTGATGTTGGAGTATATCTAAACTTTCTTATTGGTGAAGTAATTGTAGGCAGATCTACTGGAGTAAGGGCTGAAATACAATCTTTTATAAACAAAAGGGAATCGTATTTAAACAAGACTACAATATATGTAAAATATTTAAGTCCAGGCACAGATGACGCTAAAAGTGAAAAATTTATTGATGGAGAAGTATTAGAAGTAGAAAATAATGCTCCAAGTAATGGTGAAGGACCATTAATTGTCGATGGAGTACAAAGATTTTTAACTTCTGGAGAAGGGTTTGCTTTAACGACAGATGTAGATTCTACAGGAAATGCTTCGGCAGCTTCTATTGAATCTGGAGTATTTTTTGTTAGGGGATATTTTATAAAAGTTGGTTCATCTAGAATTCTTTTAGATCAATATAAAAATATTGGAAACTTTAAAATTGGTTTAAGAATAAGAGAATCTATAGTAAATTCAGATGAAGATTCTACTTTAAATGACAATTCTAACGGATTTTCCAATTTTGCAGCTCCTGGAGCGGACAGATTTATTGTATCTGCTAGTTTAGATAAAATAGATTTGAATGAAATTGAAACAAATGATTTTATCACAATAAGTGAAATAAGAGAAGGAGAAGAAATAACATCAAAGAATTTAACAAAGTATAGTGAATTAGCAACAGAATTTGCAAGAAGAACTTTTGATGAATCTGGAAATTACTACGTAAAATCTCCAAATCTTTCTATTAGAGAAACATTAAATAATTTAAAGGGAAATAATGGAGTTTTCTTAGAAGGAAGAGATACTTATAATGGAAATAAACCTAGTGAAGACTTGGGAACTTATATTATATCCCCAACAAAAGCTTATGTCATGGGGTATGAAATAAAGACTATAGGATCAACATACTTAGATTTTAAAAAACCAAGAACTACAAAAAGTTTACAAAATCAAAATATAAATTATTATACTGGACCAACATATACTCTCAATAGAGTTTATGGTTCTCCAAAAGTTGGATTCTCTACTTATTATGTAAGTTTGCATTTAGATAGAGTTGGTGCAAATCAAACGGAAAAATCAGGTAAAGAGATTGGACTTGCAAGAGTTTATGATTTTGCATTGGAATCCGGATCATACGATACATTAAATCCAGATTCCAATGAATGGGATATCGCTCTTTATGACATTCAAACTTACACAGAAATATCCTTAAATGAACCAATAACCTTAAGCACCCCAACTTATATTAAAGGAAATTCTAGTGGAGCAGTAGGATTTTTAAGATATGATGTTTCAAATTCTGGAATTATAACCGCATATAATGTTAGTGGAAAATTTGTAATTGGAGAAACTTTTGAATTTGATGGTATTGATAATAGTAGAATATCAACTTCCATAAATTCTTATGGATCAAGTGATGTAAAATCACTTTATGGTATAGTTGGATCTGCATATACATTTACTGCAGATGTAAAGCAGTCTACTGCATTTGATGTTGGATTTGTATCAATCGGAGGAGAATCTGGAGGAATAAGTACAGTATTTTCTGCAGACTTTACCTTTAATAGTTCGGTAAAACCGGGTCAAATTGTAGCATACACGAATCCAGGAAATCAAGTTCCAACATTCTCTAAAGTAGTTACAGTTTCCCCCAACTCTTTAAGTATTGCTGGAATTCAGACAGTTTCGGGTGTTTGTGATGGTAGTTTGCCTGTAACAACAATTAACCCCTCAGATTTTAGAATTCTAAAATCGGCATATCAAAGGTCGGAAGATAACACTCTATATACAAAACTTCCAAAAGTAAATATAAGTTCTGTAGATTTATCAAATTCGGATTTAATCGTAAGAAAGCAATATGATGTTATTGTCAGTGGAGGTTCTTT